CGCTGGTGGGTACTATGGTCAATACTTGGATATGGAAGGTCAGACAAAGACTGAACAAGACCTTATCAGACGTTATAGAGAAATCGCTTTACACCCAGAATGTGATATGGCGATTGAAGATATTATAAACGAATCTATTGTTGCAAACGAAATGAAGGATGCAATTAGATTAAACCTAGATAACTTACCATTCGGTAAGGACGTTAGACGAAAAATAGAAGACGAGTTTAGAGAAGTTTTAAGATTAATGAACTTCCATACTAGAGGTCACGATATCTTTAGAAGATGGTACGTGGACGGTAGATTATATTATCATAAAGTAATTGATAGAGAATCTACAAGAAAAGGTATTACAGAATTAAGATACATAGACCCTAGAAAAATTAAAAAGATTAGAGAAGTAAGAAAGAAAAGACCAGACGGACCTACTCCATATGGTTTAAATGTTATTGATGATGTTAAAGAATACTTTTTATTTAATGAAAAGGGTGTAACTAATACAACATCAGGTGGAATTAAAATTGCTGTTGACGCAATAGCATTTTGTCCAAGTGGACTAATAGACCAAAACAAAAATATGGTCTTATCATATTTACATAAAGCAATTAAACCTGTTAATCAATTACGTATGATTGAGGACGCAAGTGTTATTTACAGAATAGCAAGAGCACCTGAAAGACGTATATTTAAAATTGATGTTGGTAATTTACCTAAAGTAAAAGCAGAACAATACTTACGTGATGTTATGGCAAGATATAGAAATAAACTTGTCTATGACGCAAGTACAGGTGAGATACGTGATGACAGAAACTATATGTCAATGCTTGAAGACTTTTGGTTACCAAGTAGAGAAGGTGGAAGAGGTACAGATATTACCACTTTACCAGGCGGTGCAAATTTAGGAGAGATGGCAGATTTAGAATACTTTAGAGCAAAACTTTATCGTTCTTTAAATGTTCCAGCTAGTAGATTAGAAGCGTCAAGTGGATTTAATTTAGGTCGTTCAACAGAAATAACAAGAGATGAACTTAAATTTACAAAATTTGTACAAAGATTAAGAAAGAAATTTACTGAAATATTTAACGATATATTAAGAACTCAATTAGTTTTAAAAGCCGTTATTACGGATGAAGATTGGTTAGTCATAAGGGATGTTCTCCAGTATGACTTTTTGCAAGATGGACACTTTGCTGAACTAAAAGATTCTGAAATGTTATTAGAAAGAATAAGACTTGCTAATGAAGTTAGAGATTATGTTGGAAAGTATTTTTCAGTAGAGTACGTAAGAAAAAAAATCTTACGTCAAAACAATAGGGAGATTGAAGATATTAATAATCAAATTAAAAAAGAAGTTAAAGATGGTGTTATTGCTGACCCTATGCAACAATATCAATCTAGTAAAGATACTATAGAAGGAGATATGTAATGGCAGACGCAAGTATTCCAAGTAAGACAGCGGAATTTATTGACAAATTGCAACAAGGTAAAAATGCAGACGCAGGAGAAGCGTTTAAGGATGCTTTAAGAGATAAAGTAGCAAGTGCTCTTGATAAACAAAGAGTAGATGTAGCAGCTAAAGTTTTTAAAGGTGTAGAACCTGAAAAATTTAGTGCTGATAAACCAGCGGTAACTGAACCTAGTGCAAGAACAGATAAAATTATGGACACAAGTGGAAACGAAATTGCTTTTGAACCGACTAAAGAGCCGGCTCCAACAGCACCAGAACCTGAAGCGCCAACTATGGCACCAGGTCACGAAACACCACCAGACGCAGGTGTATAGAAATGGATAACGAATATTTTTTTACAAGTAAAATATTTGAAGATACAAAGTATCTTGACTCTAAAACATATGGAGATTTATCTCCTAAAATGAAATTAGCAGTACAAGATACTTTTAAACTTATTGAAAGAACGTCTGGAGATATTGTAAGTAAATTTGAAAATTCAGTAGATAAAGTTGCTGAAGCAAGAAAAATAAATAAAGAAGAATTATATCAATACTTTGATGACGAAGTAAACGAACAATTAGGAGCATAAATGGCGTGGGTAGATGTACCAGGATCAAATAGTGTTTGGCAATATGAAAATACTGCCACAGGTTCTAATACCTATTCAAGTGCTCCTGGAACATATTCAGGTGGTATAAGAACTTATACTCAACCTGGAACTAGCGTAGCAACAAAAGTTTATGCTAGATGTAGAAAAAAAGGAACAACAGTAGAACGTGGCGAATTATCAAAAGATTTTTTTGACGCTACACACGTAGGATTCTAATATGGCAGATACAGTAGCAACACAAACAATAGCAGATACATCTGGAGTTAAATATGTTATAAAAATGACTAACTTTTCAGACGGTTCTGGAGAAACTAACGTACAAAAAATAGACGCTTCAGCGACTACTTTTATGAGTGAAGATGGTGAAAGACGTATAGCAAGAGTATATTATTCAGTTAATGTATCAGACGCAAAATCTGGTGTGGAATTAATATGGGACGGTGCTACAAATGCTACTGCTTTATTCCTTTCAGGACAAGGAACAATAGATTTAAGAACTGATGGAAACTCATTTAAAAATGACGCAACTACACCAACAGGTGATGTATTGTTAAGTACAAAGAACTTTGCTAAAGGCGATAACTACTCATTAATCGTTGAATTTAGATAAGAAATCTTATAAATAGTAAGAGAGAGAACTATGAAACTAATTACCGAAGAAGCATTTGACTCAAAATTTCTTATAGAAGAAATTGACGGCAAAAAACAATTTAAAATTAAAGGTGTCTTTTTACAAGCAGATATCAAAAATAGGAACGGCAGAGTCTATCCTAAAGAGATATTGCAGAAAGAAGTATCAAGATACAATAGAGAATTTATCAATAAAAGACGTGCATTTGGCGAGTTAGGACATCCTGATGGACCAGTTGTAAATCTTGAAAGAGTAAGTCATATGATAACGGACTTACATCCAGATGGATCAAATTTTGTTGGTGAAGCAAAAGTGATGGACACACCCTATGGTAAGATTGTTAAAAATCTTATCAACGAAGGTGCTCAATTAGGAGTATCTTCAAGAGGTATGGGATCACTAGTGCGTGGAAGAGGTGGCATTAATGAAGTAGGAAGAGATTTTTACTTAGCAACTGCCGCTGACATTGTAGCAGACCCAAGCGCTCCAGACGCTTTCGTAGAAGGCATTATGGAGAATAAAGAGTGGGTATGGGACAATGGAGTTATCAAAGAGAGAGATATTGAAGAGTGGAAACAGTATATAAATGAAGCAAAAAGACTACGTTTAGCGGAAGTGAAGGCGGATGTGTTTAAAAAATTCATTGAAAAACTATAATCTTATAAATATCTATTAACAAAGAGAGAACTAATTTAAACGTTTAAATTAATTAAGGAGAGTTTTCAAATGGCTGAAACAGGAAAAATAGAAGCGTTAGAAGCAAAAGCAGTGCAAGAGGCGAATTCACCAAATGCACAAGCGGATGCTCCTAAAAAGAATGCTGTAGCGGCTGAACCTTCTCATATTGCTAAAATGAGTGAATATGAAGATTTAGGTAAGGCAGTAGTTAAACCTACAGACAGCAATCCAGACGCAACTAAAAAAGTTACAAAAGTTTCTGGACAAGCTCCTCAAAAACATCAAGGCGCTGCTGACGCAATGCCTAAATTGACTGGTAGCAATACCAAGTTGGAGAATAAAGAAACTAAAAAAGACGAAGACGGTAAAGAAATAAAAGAAGGCGACTTACCACCAGCACTTCAAAAAGCTATTGACGCTAAAAAAGATAAAAAAGATGTCAAAGAATCTGACGAAAAGAAAGATGAAAAAGCTAAAAAAGATGATGACGCTGAAGTAAGAACAGAAGACGAAGACAAAGAAAAGAAAAAAGAGATTGACGTAAAAGAACACGTTGACGCTCTTATCGCTGGCGAAAAAGACTTAACCGAAGAGTTTAAGACTAAAGCTGCTACCATTTTTGAAGCAGCAATCAAATCTAAAGTAAAAGAGATTGCAGAAGAAATGGAAACAGATTATAATAATAAATTAGAGCAAGAAAGTTCTAAAGCAAAATCTGAATTAACTGAAAAAGTTGATTCTTACCTTGCATACGTTGTTGAAGAGTGGATGAAAGAAAACGAAATCGCTCTTGAAAGAGGTATCAAAGGGGAAATTGCTGAAGACTTTATTAATGGTTTGAAAAAATTATTTGAAGACCATTATATTGATGTTCCAGATGAAAAATATAACGTGCTTGAAGACCAAGCAGGTAAAATTGAAAAACTGGAAAAAGACCTCAATGAGCAAATAGAAAAAAATGTTGAGTTAAACAAGGAAGTTGGAACTAAAGTTAAAGATGAAATCAAAGCTAAAGTTTCTGAAGACCTTGCTGACACAGCAAAAGAAAAATTTGCTAAACTTGCTGAAGAAATTGAATACTCTAACGCAAAAGACTATCAGAAGAAATTAGAAACTGTTAAAGAATCTTATTTTGGTAAGAAAGTTGAAACGAAAGAGAATCTAGATGATGTGGCGGCAGATGGATCAGTTAATCCTGATTTATCAAATTCTATGGCTGCTTACAGCGCCGCTATAAGCAAAACTAAAGACATTAAGTTGTCTATTAAGTAAATATATAGGGAGATAAACACATATGTACTTATCTGAAACACACGAAAAAAAATGGCAGCCAGTACTAGAGCATCCTGATTTACCAAAAATTACTGATGCTTATAGACGTGCCGTTACTTCTGTGATATTAGAAAACCAAGAACGTGCTTCTAAAGAAGACAGCGCTTACTTGGCTGAAGCAGCTCCGACTAACGCAACAGGTAGTGCTGTTGCTAATTGGGATCCAATCCTAATTAGTTTAGTTAGAAGAGCTATGCCTAATCTAATAGCATACGACATTGCAGGAGTTCAACCAATGACAGGTCCTACAGGACTTATTTTCGCTATGAGAAGTAGATATACTTCACAAGCTGGTGGAGAATCATTCTTTGACGAAGCTGATACAGATTTTAGTGGTAGAAATGCTGCTGGATCATCTGTTGATGGTTTCTCGGAAAATGCTCACTCTGGTAGCAACCCAGGAGTCCTAAACGATGGATCACCTGGAACTTATACAACTGGTGGCGCAATGACTACAGCGAAAGCTGAAGCATTAGGTGACGCTAGTGGTAATGCATTTGCTGAAATGGCTTTCTCAATTGAGAAATCTACGGTAACTGCTAAATCAAGAGCTCTTAAAGCTGAATACACTATGGAACTTGCTCAAGACTTAAAAGCAATCCACGGTTTAGACGCAGAAACAGAACTTGCAAACATCTTATCAGCAGAAATACTTGCTGAAATTAATAGAGAAGTTGTAAGAACTATCTACATCAATTCAGAAAAAGGTGCTCAAACTGGTAACGTAACTACAGCGGGAATTTTTGACCTAGATACTGACTCAAACGGACGTTGGTCTGTTGAGAGATTCAAAGGTCTTATGTTCCAACTTGAAAGAGATGCTAATAGAATAGCACAAAGAACAAGACGTGGAAAAGGTAATATAATTATCTGCTCTTCTGACGTTGCTTCTGCTCTTCAAATGGCTGGAGTATTAGATTACACACCAGCTCTTAACAACAATCTAAATGTTGATGACACAGGTAATACTTTTGCAGGTGTTCTTAACGGTAGATTT